CCATCGCTGTGCATTCAACCAAACCTCGTTTCCACCCAAGGTCGCACATGAAAGTGTATCATCCCCACAGTCTTCCTTCAAAGTATGTGGAGACGATAACCGAATGGTCTTTCCCTTTCCAACCACAAAGGTATGCCATTGAGCCCATCCCTCAGGGTCTGCTAAATAGATTGCGACTTCGTCTGCAAATTGACGCGGGTCATAGTCGACATCCGAATCGACTGAAGTCGTGTATCGAATCAGTCCCATTATGTAAAAAACAGGAAACTCTTTACATGAAGTAGTTGGGGTCCAACTGAATGGCAAGGTTCTCAAGAATGAACTGTGCGAACAAGGGGGAAATCTGACTTTGGTGAACAATACGAACACGAACTCGCTCGTTCTCGAGGGCGACCCGAAAGGCAACTTGTTTCTGTGGGTTAACATTGGCCGACACCGACACGATGAATGAATTACCGTCCTCGATGATTTGTGCTCTATAATGGTCTCCAATGTCCATGTCTTGGAGCATGTCGTCAACTGCGTTATGGATGCTATACATTTTGAATACAGGGAAAAACGACGCAGAGGTCGAATTCCGTTTTGAAGACTTATCGGGATTCTCGTTCGAAGAGAACACGGCATTCAGAGTTGCAGAAGTATGCGTCGCACGGGAATGAGCAGTAGTCGCACTTGGCTCGTGGAATCTTTTTTCGCGCTTGGCGTCCACGCACGAGTGCTTGAATCTTGATGGCTGCGTTGTTCCTGCGAGCCTTATAGGCAAGCACATAGTTCCAGATGGAGAAGCTCATTCCAATCTCAGCACACTTCTTTGCGATGGGCTTGAATGCCTTTCGCCAGACGGCTTGGGCTTCTGCAAGTTCCTTGGCTTCTCGTTCTGCCTTCTCTGCCCAGAAGGCTTCCACCTTGTCGGTGTTACGAAGCTTTGTGTCCAACTCAATCCAGTCTTCGAGGTTGTCGCCATATTTCCATGGCTCTGCAACCATGTCGCAGTAGAGCTCATACTCGACATCCACCACCTTGTGAGGAACTTCATTCAGCAGTGGCTGTGTAAAGTTCATCGCAATATCTCCCCATGGACGCATGTCCGTTGTGCCCCAGTTTATCGCGGCGGGACGCCCTAATTCTGTAATTTTCTCCACAGACAGATTGTCTCCCCTGAGCGCCCCTCGAGGTGCCACAGAGTTCTCCTTTTTACGTGTGTCGACTCCAACACGGGCCTTTGCGGGTACCAGCCGATATATGGTCTTGTTAGCCATGGAGGTAGCTTTGGCTGACGATAATAAATCCGTTTTTGAAAGTTGGACCCTAGGGTTCCTCTTGACCTCGGCCTTGACTTTGCTCTTGCCAACTTTTCAAAACGGATTCATGCTGGTCAGACATACTAACTTCCCCCCTCTCAATACACTCTACAATGTCTATCAAGCAACTCATCATCTCAGCAATCATCAAAGTCTCCGAGGAGAACCCTCTTCTCAACCACGAAGATCCAAAGACCGCCATTGAATCTCGTGACCAGTTCATCCAACTCCTCATGAATGAACTGTTTCCCGAAGCCGAACTCGAAAGCACTCACATTACCGTTCCAGTTGTCCCTGCTCCAGCACCTGCGCCCGTGGCTACGGAAGTGCCTGCTCCAGCACCTGTAGACCCTCCTACACCCACCAAGAAGCGTGGACCCATGACCGAAGAAGCCAAAGCCGCAATGAAGGCCAAGAAGGCAGCAAATGCCGCTAAGAAGGCTGAAACTCCTGTCCCAGTCGTCCCTGTTCCGGTTGAAGTTCCTGCCAAGGAGAAGAAGCCCAGAACCAAGAAGGCTGCAGTTCCCGAGAACGCCAACCTCGCTAAAATCGACCCAACCTGGCGCAAGCACCTCAAAGCCGCAGACAAGGAGCACGCAAAGGAACTCGAACCACAGCTCCTCGAGTATGTCAACAGTCTCACCAACGAAGAGTTCCACGCCAAGACCACAGAAGCTCATGTAGCCGACTTCGTAGCCTCACGCTCCGATGGAAAGGTTGAAGCTGAAGTGGTTCCTGTGGAATTCGAAGGTAAGAACTACATCGTCAACCCCGAGACCAAACGAGTCTACGAGTGTGAAGGTGTGTATGACGAAGCAACTCAACAGTGGACCAACTACAAGGCAGTAGGATATGTTGGAATGGCTGCCTTTACCGAGATGAAGATGGAGTAACTTCACTCAACCCTTACCCCTTTTTCACTTGCGGATGACCGACGGCCGTGTCAATGCATCAAACAAATTCACGGTCAATTCGGGCATCGAACCTGGGTAAAATGTCCAGACAACATCACTCGGAGTCAAATTCGTAGTGATATCTCGTAGCGCTTGTCGATAGGTGAGCCATTCGTCTAGATTTGCAAGGGTTTCGCGATTGTAAGGCATTTCAATCCAATCGGTCTCAGTCAACTCTTTGTTTCGACGAATACGAACCTGAGCCAGTGCGTGTTCGAATTGGACTTCATCTCGTTTTACACAATACTCTTCCCATGTGAAGGGAGGAGAGGGTTGGTTAAATCCAAACTGCTGCACGAGATTAATCATGGACTGAGGATTCGCATCCAAACCGTTAGACACAATAGGGGAAGTGACTCCTAATCGAATTAGAATTGTAGGTACAAATGCCATATACTTAAACAAGAAATAATTGATAAGTTCTAGTCGCTATAGCGGTAAGGTCATTTGAGAAGTATTGCCATACATCGCCATTGTTGATAATATCGAGTGAAGTAACCCCACTACTGAATACTGTAAAACGACATCTGGGAGCTAACCAAAACCCTCCGTTTCCTGTATTTGCACTATTGGGAATTACACTTGAAATAGTTGTATAGGGTATGGGTGTGGAATCATTGGTTGTGCTATTGAGTGAAAATGCAAGAATCATCAATGCAGCAATTTTAAGTCTTCCACCTGCAAGCCTGTACTCATAGTCATTTGCAAGAACCGTATTCTCATAGGGTAGAATTGCTGTCTTGAGATAGGACGCGTTCAATCCATTGAAGCCAATAATAAGAGGACTCGAAGCCTGAGTGGTTGCAAACAAATCAATGACTAAGTTAGAAATAGTGGTTTGGCTCGGAATAGTTACAGTAGAAACATAGGTCTGTAATGGTGTAGATAAATTAACACTTGTAACTGTACTTGTAGTGAAAAGAGCAGTTGAGCCATCTAAGATTTGAAAATAAAAGGTTGCTGGACTCGTGTTAAGTCCCACTGTGGCACATAGATTAAGTGCCCAGTCTCCAGACAAAGTAAATGTAGTGGGTACTCTAGAAGTAAGTGTGAATTTAGCAATTCTAGCATTGGTTGTGGATGCTGGAACAGTAACAAAAGATGAAGCTAATTGTGTATCAAAGTCCGTTTCCAGTGTACCTGTAAGTGTGGTACTTGCATAGGTGGCATCTCTAGTAGTTATAATCCTTTTAACACTATAGCTCGAAACAAAATCTATGACATAGACACTACCAGTTGTGGTGCGTTGTGTAGCAACCCACCGTGATCCAGCAGTTGAACTGAAGGTTGAAACAACGCCAGACGGGGTGATGCTGCGGATTAGACCATTACCATTGTCTGCAACATATACAATACCTTGTGAGTCTACTGCCAGACCTTGCAGGAGAGAGCTGAATGTTGCGTTTGTTCCGGTACCATTTGTACTACCGTTCGTCGCTTGGCCTGCGAATGTTGTCACAGTTCCATCGGAAGTGATTTTACGAATACGAGAGTTTGTTTGGTCTGCTACATACACAGTTCCAGTTGAATCCACTGTAATTCCGGTGGGTCCATTGAATCGTGCATTCGTTCCGGCTCCATCGGTAGTTCCAGAGGTTCCAGCAGATGCAGCTGTACTTCCTGCCAAAGTAGATGCCACGCCTGAAGAGCTGATTTTACGAACGCGGTTTCCTGTAATTTCTGTAACATACAAGTTTCCTGCTGAATCCACTGCTATGCCTTGTGGGTTATTGAAAAAAATCGATGTTCCTGAACCATCACCGTATCCAGCAGACGCTTGTCCTACAAATGCCGATATTACACCTGCTGGAGTGATTCTTAGGATAGAGTTAGCTTGTAATACAAATACATTACCACTATCATCTGCACATAACCCTCGCAAATTTGAACTTTCTGCAAAAGTAGATAGAACTCCCGAAGGTGTAACCTTGCGGACTGTAGTGTTATTTTTATCTGTAATATATAAATTTCCACTTAAGTCTATAGTAATAGCTGTTGCGTTAAACAATTTTCCAGTGCCTGGGGGACCATTCTCTAAATTCAATAAACTTTGTTGACTGACGGATCCAGCAAACACACTGACTGTACTCGTAAGGGGGCCTGCATAGTTGAGTCGAAATGTACCGGCTCCTAAACTACTTGAACTATATTTGGAACCATTAATCGTATTCAGTGACACATCGGTAATACTTGCAGAAGTGGCTGATAATGTGGTTGTCCTCATGGCTCCATTCACATCAAACAATACACTAGGAGCTGTTG